ATAGTTTAACGTCTTACCGTTTGGGTCTGTTGTTAAATTCTCAATATCGGGGTTTTCGTCAATCATGGTAAACACATCTGACACGCTCCCGTAATATTGCAAAGCTAAATCTAATACACTTTGACTACTGCCTATTGTAACATTTTTATTTAAACTCATACGTTCCTATTTGCATTAATATCGTAATTGTAATTTCCGCCACCACTATCAATAACCGTAACGTCAACGTTGGAAAATCCATCGGCCTCCATTTGAACGGTAATAACTCTCTTTAAATTAGCATCCTGTCCACTTGACCCCAAGTATTGAATTATCCCTACTCCAGCCGTTGGGTATTGCTTCCAACTTCCAGCCATAGTGTTAACAAGTAGAACAGCATGTTGTGGGTCACTGTCCCCTACCTTTAAATCACCATTCGAGAAAACCAAATCCCCAAAATCGTCTATAATAATATCTTTTACCATTATTCGCCCTCCTTGTATATTTTAAAAATTAACGGGAGGGGTTTTACCCCCTACCCGATGTTAGCCACGGAATCCCAAATAAACCGCAACTAAGTAGCATCACCATGATAAACCTTTGTACTGCTTATATCCCCCTGAACCGTTGGCGTTAAACTCGAAGCCAGCCAAGCGGTTAAAGCTACTTTTAAAGCCGCTCCACCATCGTTAGGAACGGGAACCCATCCGTTAATAGCAGTTATCAAATCGTTTACCTTGTTCTCCAAATTATTGTATTTAGTAACCAAATCAGCCGTTTTAGCCAACCCTCCATAATTCACCCCAGCTAAATGTATATCATCCACCTCACTATACATTGAAACGTAAGCCGACGAATCACTCATAAAAGACACCAAAACAATACTACCAACTTTAGGGTAAATAATAAACCCGTCCTTTGTTGAGTCTGCATTAATCCTTACTTGTTGAATATCGGCAAAATCTCCAATCGGCTCACAATAGCACGTTTTAGTTAAAGAATCGTAACTCTTAACCGTACACACAAGCGAATCGTTTGATTTAGCCTTACGCTTCACAAACTCAGTCAAAGCAGTTATCACTTCACTTTTGTTACTCATGCTATTTTCTCTCCTAAATCAAATACCTGTCTATATCCAACGTCTACCCCTCCACGTCTTTTAACTCCCTTAATTAAATACGTTCCGTTTCTTTCTGGCAATTTGTAACTTACAATCTTACATCTATCCCCGTGATTTAAACGAGGCTCTCCAAATGTTTCAAACTCACCTCTAAATCCTGTGTACTTTTGGTCTTTAACACGTTGCTCGGCTAAACTAACCATTGTCGCCCTGTCTGAAATATTATAATAGTGGTAAGTCCTTTGCTCACCGTCAACATCCCCAGCCTCGGCCTCTACCCTTGTATTATCTGGAAGCATCCCAACACATTTTATCTTTATCCTCACATCTCTTGCCTCTTGATAGTCCATCTCGTTTGAGTTGATACAAACCTCCTCCATCACATACTCAGCCTCTTTAGTGCTTACCGCATTATTTCCAAAGCCTATGTATAACTTAGTTCCTACAAAATAAGTAGTAAGTCCAAAGTCATCCCTTAGTTTATCAAAGCATTGCGCAGGGGTCATATTACTAAACCGAACCTGTCCAAGTTCCACGTTATCAACTATCTCGTAAGTAATGCCATCCAGTAAATCCAAATACTCGCCCTCGCTGAATATCCAATCAATCAATCCTTTTAGTTTAATATTCTCACTTGTAACTCTTGGGTATTTCAAAGGCTTACCGCTTATAGATGTAGTTCTCACAGTCACCTGTTTAGGGTAAGTTATTGTGTAAGACTTCATCACGAACATATAATCCTCACACTCTAACTGAACTGGGATATTTGCACTTACATGGCTTATAAATCCCTCAAATAACGTTTCACGATTAGGAAAGTAGCCAGCCTCAATCTTTATTTTATCCCGTCTTTTAAATATCGGGTTTGAACCAGTAAACAAATTTATGCCATCCTGAGTTAACTCCCTCGGTATTGTGACTTTTGCCGTATCTGTCAAATGCTCGAAACTTTCATCTGTTTCAAAGTAATTACAGAAGTCGAACTCAGCCTGTTGACCCTCTTGGTTAGTAATCGTTATGTAAAACTTTGGCCTAAGCATTATACTGTAACCGTTTGTATTTCAAAAGGAATATCGCTACAAAATGTAATATCTATATCTACCACGTTTCTTGTTCCCTCACGTTGTTTGATATTAAAGGTATCGCAAACAACCGTGTAAATATTCATGTAACTAAGAAAATTAGAAGTAATATCCAAAGTTACTGGCCTGTTTAGCACATCGGAAAAGTTCTTTATCAGGTCACTTGGTGGTATGTTTGAAAACTCAGTTGACAATACACCATTAACACGGATGTCATAATCCCCGTTACTCATGTACTCCTTTACTGTTCCGTTACGCCCTGCTACCGATGTTTTAACTATGTTCCTTTGTTGTGTTACCTCAATTAGTGCTAAGTCAAGTGTTACCGTTTGGTTTGGTATCGCTTTGCCTGAGTCATCCGTATACGCTGGCGAAGATATGCTCATGGTGTCCCATACTGGAAGCCCTAAAAATCCTGTTTTATCAAAACCGTACTTACCACCCAACTGGTTAGCCTCGTCCTCAATAGCCGCTTTACGTTGGTCTATTGTAAAGAATTTAGGCTTTAAAAGTCCAAGTCCAGCCCCTTTTAAAATCAAAGTACCCTGAGATTTTAGCTGTTTTGAAATAGGTATTAAAAATCCATCGTTCATCGTGTTGCTACTAAATTAGCATCGTTTAAAACCTCTAAAAGTTGTTTGCTGAATATCTCTTTTGTCATCTCCGCCCCCTCTGTTACATTGGTAGCGTTTAATGTAATATCCCCAAGTCTATCCAAGTTAATTATAATGTTCTGTGGCCTTGCACCGCTATACTCGGTAGCAGAGCCAATCTTTTTACTTTCTTTTTTAGCCTCAGCAGTTTTAGGCGTATCAGAACTATTCATAGCCTCCTTACTCACCTTATTTACTGGCGTAGTAAGTAGTTTAATATTTCCGTCTATCTGTTCCTGAGCCTGTTTAATTAAGGCCATCGTTCTGCCGTACTCTAAATCGCTTATTTTCCTTGTGCCTTCAAAGCCAGCAAGTTTAGACTTAGCAATATCATCCCTGTAAGACTGAATAAAATTAGAAGCGAAGTTGGCTAAGTTCTTTTTTGCGCCATAAGCAGAGGTTAAATCCTTAGACGAACCCTTTACATACATATTCTGTAAAGAGCGGTCTAACATTTCCATCTTACCCTTGCCTCCAGTAAACATACTGGCTACGTTTGAAGTTGAACCCATGAAAAGCCAGTTGTTAAACTTCTCCATCATGGTGTAATCAAGGTCTTTACCCGACTTACTAAAAGCAACGTCCATCCTGTTGCTCTGTTCGATGACAGCCCCCAACTTACTTATCAATTCATTTGCCCAGTTAGTAGTCGATGCAATTATACCTGTTTGGCTCTTGCCGATACTTACCTTTAACTGCTCCCATGAATCACCCAAGTTACTTAACCGCCCTCCAACTGTTTTAGACTGCTCGTCCATCATGTTAAAGAACTGCCCACCCTCAGAGGTCATATCCCTAAAAGCCTGTTCTATTTGCGGAAAGCCTACCTTGCCAGTTTCAACTAATTTTTGAACTTCTGCCTCAGTAACTTTAAACTGTTTTGCAAGTTGACCAATAATAGGAATCCCTCTACTGGTAAACTGCATTATATCTTTGGTATAAGCCCTACCCTGTGTTTTTAAAGTACCGTACAGGTAAACAATATCGCTCAAAGGTGCGCCAACACCAGAGGACACATCTCCTAACATTTCCATGTTCTTGGTTATGTTTCCAGCCTCAAATCCATAAGCAAGTAACTGCTTACTACCCTCCTGAACATCGACCAAGCTAAAAGGTGTTCTTTTAGCCAAATTAACTAACTGCCCCTGTAAAGCCTCAGCCGCCTTTCTGTCCCCGTACATTAACGTTCTTAACGATGCGGAGAAATACTCGTAATTCTTTAACGAATCAATAACGGCACGACCAGCCCCAGCAATAGCGGAAACACTAAAATAAGCAGCCATACCAACACCGACTTTATTAATAGTCCTGTTTAGCTTATTCATCCCAGAGTCCAACTTACTTGTGTCCGAGATTGCTCCCGACATAGTTTTTTTGAAGTAGTCAGCTAACTGTAATTTGTATGTTAGATTATTGCCCACCTGTTTTGTCTACTAATTGACCTGTGTAATTTAAAACCCAGTTAATTTCCTCAGCATATTTACACCAGTTATTATCGCTTAATTTGTCTGGGTTTTTTTTATAAAAAAAGCGGATAAGTGCATCGTTCTGTGCCACCTCATCCGCCTTTAATAGTTGCCTGTATTTTTCTAATTTTTTTTTATAGTTGCCTTTTGCACTTCCAAGATATGCACTAAAGCCTCTTGAGCGGATAGGATAGCATCAAAGTTGTTCTCCAATACACTCACCTCATCACCAGCAACACGCAAGGCGTTAAATCCAGCTATCACAGCCTTTTTAACATCCTTATCAGCCAGTTTACCAATCATCTTGCGAGTCATCTCATCTGGTCGTTTTAGGTAGTAGGTGGCTTTTTTTCCATCCTCCTCGTCATCCAAAGGGATGGTTACAGTAAATACTCGTCCGTGTTTTGCCTTTAACTCGGCAATCAGTTTGTCATCTTCGTTCATTTTGGGTTATTTTTTGGGTTATTAATTTTAAGCGAAAAGAACATCTGCCACAATCAAATCAAGTTCACAAGGGATTGAAGTGTCACCCTGTGCTACTTTACGATTGTTCTTTTTGAAACGGCAACCTTTAAGTGTGTGAACTCTTGGGACAAGCGAAGCATCAGCGAAATAAACAGAAATATCAAACTCTGGGATGGCCTGAATAACACCGTTAGGTGCTACGGCTTGGATAGCCTCTAATTCTTCCATTAACAGAGTTACTTTTCCAGTAGGATTAAAGTTACCGTAAGCACGTGATACTGGTTTATTTCCAGCACCCATGATATTCTGCATATCCTGCTCTTGGTCGTATTCAATAGCCGTTACACCGCTAAAAGGTACACCTAAAATGTTTATTACAACATCAGCCCATTCATAGGACTTTCCGTTAATTAGTACTGGTAGTGAATATGCCATATTATGCGTTTATTGATACTGTAAAACCAACGTTAATTTCGATAAAGTCAGCAGTTCCAGTAGGTTGAATTTGTATAGTTATTTCTAAAATACCTGTGCTTAAAACGTCTTGCTCTGGGTCGATAATTACCGCATAGTTACTAATCTCAGAGTTGTTACGGATAATATCCATACCTTGCTCTGCGAGAGTCTTAAAGTAATTAATCATATCGCCTGTAAGCGTTCCATCGGTGTTAACCTTAATTGGAGAGCCAACGGCTGGCAATACAGTAGAGCGAACATTTTTAACGCACTTGTAAAAAGTTCTATTCAGGTGAATAAAACAATAGTCGTTTGTCAAAGATACTGCCGTGTATGGTCTGTTGTGGAAAGAACCAGCCAAATCAACCTCTTTACGCAAGAAACAGTATCCTAACGTATCAAGATTAGTAATAGTTCCATCACTAAGCGAAGTGTATAATTGACCGTTAGCAAAAGCCAACGTGTCCAGTTCTGTGGTAGAAACTTGAAATTTACCATACCATGCAATCGACTCATTTACTTTAGCCAAAGCAACAGCCCCAAGCATTTCACCTAAATTGGTGATACTCTTACCAGTTGCACTAAATAAATGCTTACCTAAATTACCACCATCCTGTGCAATGGTTACGGCAACGTTTGGAGCGGTTAATGAATGTAAGTTACTTGAGATTGTGGCAACGTCAGCCGTTCCGCTAATCTCAGCACCAAGCAATACAACCAAAGGTTTATGCACACCCTCTAACGATGTACATACGCTTTGAATAGCGGTACATTGTGAGGTTGCAAAAGCGGTAGACTTAAAGTAAACCCCTAATTGTTTAATCTCACCTTGTGCGAAGTTTTGCAAAGTGGTGATTTTGGCAAAAGTACCAACATCGGCAGTCGCTTCTAAGTCAACATAAAGTTTACCTTTAGGTTGCAATCTGAAAAACTCGCTAATGTGATAGTGCAAGATGTCAATATCAGAGGCCACACCCAAAACAGTTGAACCAGAGCCAGTAGGCTGTGTTAATGTAGCGGTTGAGCCTCCAGTAACAGTAACAGCGTATGGTGTCCCAGAGTTAGGAAAAATACCCTCTCCGCCCTTTGTGGTGATAAAGATGTTTGCTGAACTATTAGTTGCTGAAAATCCTGTGTTAATTGTCGCTGCGTTAATCTTAGCAACCCAAGCGGCTGCGGCAGTAGTTGTGGTAGTTTCCTCACCGCTAACTAAAGCGTAGGTTTCTAAAACAGTTTCCAAGCCGTCAATACCTGTGTAGGTTACTTTTAAAGTATCGCCAACAGCAGGAGTTCCTCCAATTACTACCTTAGAAACGGCAGCAGTTTCACCAGAATGTGTATCAACAATGCCTAAATTTTCGGCATCCTCTACGCTGTAAACAGTTTTTATCCTGTCGCTGGAGCTAAAACCACTTGGTAAAGTAGCCCCTGTGTAAACAATAAGCCAGAAA